AACATGCACCACCCGAAATTGTCTCTATACGCCGCAGCAGCCGCCGCAAACGCACCCTGTATCTTGTCCGATAGCGCGATGTTGGGGTCGAGCCGCGAGGACTGAAGCGCCGAGGCCATCGGAATCAGCCCGTCAAGCGTCAGCACCAAGAGGTCGCCGCCGTACTTCATCAGGGAGCGGGTGCCGATAGGCGCACCCACAATCCACACGCCAATCAGCGCCCATGTGGACGCAGATGAGGGGTCGGTGCCACGGTAGACGATTACCTCGCCCTTGTCGGTGACAAATACAAGGTTGTCATCCACGCCGTAACCAGCGTCAATTGTCCACGAGGCCATCGACACCAACACGCCGCCCAGACGCGCAATGGATGACAGGTCGAGAACCTGTGCCGCGCCGCCAACGCTAGAGGTCGGCAGGTACCATGCCTTCAGCGTGTTTTTCTCGATAAACCATACGCGATTCTTAAAGAGCGTCGGAGAGTTAAGCGTAGTGGTCGTAACGCCCGTAATGGCAGGCGAGGATGAACCCGTGATGCTTGTCCAAGTCGAGCCGTTGTAAAGATACGGCGTGTTGACACCGTTAGCGGCATACAGGTAGTTGCCACCTGCGGTCGTGACATTGGTGTATTCCCACTTGGAGTTGGTCAGTCCGCTGACCGCCGCCGCGCCAATAGCACCCGCAGATGTAGCGTTGTAGAACTTGCCATCTGACACCGCCCACAACTGGTCAGAGGTGCCGCCGCTGTAGGTCATCAGGGTTTCTACATCGTCGGGAAACCCCGTGGCGTGCTTCACATAGCCGCCGCGCAGGACAACATTGGATACGCCGGGGAAGTAGTTGTCCAACTGCACGGCATCCGTGGGTGCCATGTTGGCGAGAGAATCCCGAGCGTTCCAACCGCCCACGGGCGACGGCAGGCTTGCAACATTTGCCGCAGAGCGTTGGACGAGGCGACGAGAAACAGCCATTAGTTCTCGTACCCGTAGCCGCTGTCAGGGATGTTGTCGTAGCCGATAAGCACCGTACCGGGACGCGGGGCAAACGAGAGGTTGGCAGCGCCCGTATCCTGTGCGACAGCCGTCTCAAGTTCAGCGAGGTAGTCGCGGAAGATGGCGGTCGTATCAAAGCCCTTTGCCTCAAAATACTTGAGTTTGGTAGACAGCACCATTACACGGTCGGGATAGATGCAGGTGTCGTTGTCTGCCGTCATCGAAGTCTTGGCGGCACCCGCAACGCTTTCTGCCCATGCGTTGCTGCGGTACTCAAAGCCAAGCAACTCGCCAGCGTTCATTCCGGGCCAAATCTGGAAGTATTTGCCGAGCAGGCGGTAACGGATGCGGGGGCCGGTCGAGATGTAGCCCGAGAGCAGCCATTCCCATTGTTGCGGCGACTCTGGGCCGAGCATCTCCCAACGCTTGCTCTTGTCCCAATGCGTGCGGTTGACGCTGCTGTAGTAATCCGAGGGCAGGCCGTACTTGACCTTTTGGAACACCAGACCGCCACCGACCTGCGCCTCTGTCGGCTCGTAGTTGATAGAGACAGCCGAGGGAGACAACACGCCCGTTACATAGGTGGCATTGGGGATGCCAACGCCCTGCACCTGATAGGTCGAGTCGATAAGCGAGGTATCGGGGATGCCGGTAATGGTATATGCCGAGGTCGTCCATGTACCCGTGGTGCTGATGGCCTCGGTGTAGAAGGTGTACTGCTTGGTCAGTTCGCGCCAGTCAGCACGCCGCATCAACTCGTACCCCGAGGCGTTCATCAGGGCAAGAATCTGCACCACATCCTGATTGGGGTTACCCGCCACCGTAGACGGTATCGGTAAACCTAGTTCAGCGGTGACCTGCTGAACCAACGCCAACATGGTTGTGGTGCTCATTCGTTAACTCTCCGCAACGGCTTCCTTCTTCGGGCGACCAGCCTTGCGCGTCATCAACGCTGCCATCTGCGCCTGAAGTTCTGCCAGTTGTTTTTTGGTGTCGTCCAATTGGTTTTCGGTTTCCGAGCGATTCCGCTTTGCAAGAAACGCCTTTGCCTTCTCACGCAAACCGGGGCCACCCATGCCAATGCGCTGCAACTGCGAATCGGATGCGTTAGCAATTTGCTCTACGGTCTGGAACTTCAAGATACGAAGTTCCTCAATGTGTCCACGGGTAATGTCGCCGTTGCCATCGGTAAACCAGACATCAAGCGAGGTGCCGATTGCGGGGGCATCCTGCTCGTTTTGCTTCATCTGGAAATAGAGATACTGACGCGGAAACCGCTTCTTGTGGTCTTCATTCATCGGCTGCTCGATGATGGTCGTCTTATCGCCGGGAATGTTGATACGCACAAACGGCTTGCCATCCCACTTCGGGTCTACATCCTTTGCGATGTAGAACTCGACTTGGAGTTGCTCGTCCGCGTTGAAAATGTCGCTATCTAGAGGCATCGTCGTTTACTCCTGTGGGGAGGTGAGGGAAGAAATCACAGGTTGTTGACCTGTGTGACAGTTGCAATGACTGATGGAGTCGCAGGCCAAACGCTTGTGGCGGTAGCCGCAAGAATTTTAACATCCGTATCGTCTGTTGCCCACATCAATTCTACATACTGGGCAGCGTCAAGTTGAACGATGTAGTTCCACGCTGCAACCGCTTTGGCAGAACTGCCCTGCAAGGTTACAACCGTAGTCGTGTTTGGCACATTGGTTCCGTTCTTACGAAGCCAAATGTAGATGTTTGCCGCGCTGCCAGAGGTTTTATCCAATTGCGCCGAGAATTGCACATTGTAGACACCTTGGAAGTCTGCAACGAGCCGCGAGGTAGGCGACCCGACAGACACCCCGTTGCTGCTGTCGGTGGTGTTAAACACCATGCCGTAGGCAACATCAATCGACGCAGCAACCTGCGTGGTGGTGTCGGAAAACGCCCCGTAATGCAGAAGGGGGACAGCGCGACCAAAACCTTGCAGTTCTTCCCACAGCGAGTTACTTACGGCAAAGAACATCCCCGAACAGTCGGGGTTAATCGTGCCAAAGCCAGCGTTGTTTATAGTGCTGTTCGAGTCATACGGGTACACCGTGATTGGGTTGGCGGTGCTGTTCTTAACGATGACGGTTTCGCCCATCTCCGTCGGTGGAAGTCTTACGCCCGTGCCAACCGCCGCGCTGTCTACATTGGTGTAAACATAAGTCAATTGCAGCGCGTTGCCTGCCGAGGTTCCGGCAGCGGTCGCTGTGTTGATGCCGTCGCCGCAGATGGAGACGGTCTTGAGACTGTCTACGCCTGCGCCCAGCACCCGTGAGGGTATCGCCATCTCAAGCAGCCAACGCCATCTTGCGGCGCTCTTCGATGATGGCGGCAATCAACCCCGGCCCCTTGGCCTCAACCGTGATTTCTGGCATCACGGAGTAAATCATCTGGAACTCGTTTGCCTGCTGCGCCATCGCAGCATTGCAGGTGAACTTGCGCTTTTCTGCGCCCACATACACATCCATCGTCGGGCCGGTCATCTCGCCGGTAAACCGCTTGATGCCGTCAGCCCGATTGCAACTGTCGTACCCGTACAACACAAAGTTGCGAAAGCCAAGCAGATACCCGATGTTGATGGCACGCATCCCCGAGGTGGTGCCGCCGCCGACCGCTAACTTGCCAGCGCCCAGCGCCTTCATCTCCGGCCCTTCAGCCCATGAGTGCCACAGGACGACCTTGCGCTCTTTCAGCGTGTCGAAGGTGACCGGGGGGCAGCGAGAGGCAACGAGGTAGGTGGTGTGCGCGTTATGGCGCTGAATACCGCTTGTGCGGTCACGGGGGTCAAGGTTGACCCACAGGTCAGGCTCAATGCCGTTCTCGCACAGGAAGTCGTGTGCGGCCTTTACAGCGACGATGGGACGACCAGCCTTCTGATGCGCCCGGATGTCCTCTACGAAACTAGGCATTGACCACCCACTCGCTACACACACGAATGTTCCATCGTGGGTGCAGAGAGCAGGGGCCAACTCTGGCAACCCACGGGCAAGCGACGAGCGAATGTTGGAACAAAGTTCCTCCGGTTTGCCAGCCGCCTGCACCGTGAGTTCCAGTTTTTGCATGGTTACGGGGTCGCGTTAGACGGAACCGGGATAACCATGGTGAACGCTGCAACCGCAGTCATAGCCGAGGTAGCCGAGGCGGTCACTTCCGTGACCACGCCAGCGACCAGAGCGCCCGACACGGTGGCATCATCCAACCGGCCTTCGGTGCTGGTGGTGTAGAGGGCAACCGCCGGGAGGCAGGAAGCCGACACATTCACCCGCACCTTGCCGCCCAACTGCACCCAGCCGTAGTAGCCGGACGCAATCGACACCTGCGCGAAGCCGATACGCTTGGTATCAGCAACACGCGCCGTCGTCGCGTTGGTTACGACATTGGTCGCAGGGATGCAAACAGCGTTGTACTGCGAGATAGCCGAAGCCGCCTGCACATACACCGCCAAACCACCATCATCGAGCGTCACGACCGTGCCGGGATTAATGGCAGCGGTCGAGTCGGTATTACCGAGAGCAGGGTACGCAAACCCGTTAACAATAACAGTCATTTTGTATCCCCTATCAGTTAATCAACACGCCGCAGAACTGCGGGCCGGACGAGGTAAGGTTACCCGCCCAGCCAATCAGTTTCACAATCATTCTGTTACTTCGCCTTTCGGCTACTGACCACCCTTTCGGATGGCGGGGCAACCTCTTCGGGTCACCCTCTGCGGCTTCTTTGGTTATACCGCAGTTCAGACTATCGCATGGCGAACCTTTTTCGTTCGCCCCCTCTCACTTAGTCGTTCAGCCTGCTTTCGCTTGGCCCCTGTTGCCCGCTTCCGGGTTTCCAAGTCAATCAGAGAGGGTTTATAGACGCCATTAGTGAATCGTAGGTTTAGCGTCTTGGTTGACAGCCTGACGGTCGCCGCCAATCGGGACAAAGTTTCTGTCCTTGTGGGGGCGGAACATCAGGTACTTGGTGTTGAGGAACCACATGTGGTTGGCATTGCCCACGCCGCCGTTGTACGACGACGAACCAATACCACCATCAAGCACCACATCCGAGGCCATGCCAGCGCCGAAATACTTCAGCGAGGCAAAGCCAGCGCCAGCCGTGCCACTACCGCTGTCGGTAATGCGCTGGATGGACTGGAGGCTCTGGAGGTAAGCCTTGTAGTAGTTGGAGTCCGCAACGATGAGGTCGGGTTTGTCCGTACCACGAATCAACTGCACCGCAACCGAATCCATGTAGCCTTGGATGTTGCTGAAGGTGACAGCGCCCGAACCGTCGCCGGTGGCCGAGAAGGACACCGAACGCCAGAACGACCACGCCGCACGGTTGATGCCGCCGTAGGTGCCGCTTGACGGGCTATCCGGCACAGCAGCAGCAAGACCCGTGAGGTTCTTACCCGCGTTGCCGGTGCCGTCACCGTACAAGTCACCGCTGATGCGGTTCGCCAGTTGCGCCTCGGCAACCTCCATACGACCGTCGAGCAGGTCGATGATGGCTTCCTTACCCGAGTTCTGAATCATCTCCAGACCCGAGATGGACACAGCAGACGCGTACTGCGTGATGCTGAACTGCGCCGCAGAAATGGGCGAGTTCTGACCGACATTCAACACCTCGTACCCGGAGTACGAATTGGTGTTGTTCGTGGTCGCATCGTTGTACATGATTTCTTGGAGGATTACGTTTCCTCCCGAAAAGGTCTTAACATTGCCCCTTTCTTTGAGACGACGAAGCAACGCGTTGTTGTTCGTCACGTTGTCAGCGAGTTCACCGCTACGGCTTTGGATGTTAGTAGCGATAATGTCGCTGATACTGGAATTGGCGTAAGCCATTTCAATTCTCCTATATCAGTTGGTTACAACCGCGAACTGGATTCATCAAACGCTTCCTCCAGCATTGCGCGGCGACTATGCGCTTTGGGAGCCGTGTTAGTTCCGGGTGTGGAACCTCTGACGCTAACCGCAGCAGCCCGTGCAATTTTCACCGCACGGTTCTTCTCTGTTGCCTGACGCTGTGAAACCTCTGCCTGTCGGGCCGATTGCACTTTGTCAAACAAATCCGAATCAAGCCGAATTGCTTTTTCGTAAGCATCGTCCAGCGTTTCAGCCACCCCAGATTGGAGCAACTGAATCATCGTCGGACGCGCTTCCTCAAAGTGTTCAGCCGTCATCGAGAAACTGTTAATTTCGTTTAGCAAGGTCTGGTTTTCAGCCATCTCCTGCTGTTGCTTCCACCCCATGACCTCGCCACGGACGGTGTTCAGTTCGTTCTGCAACTGATACACCATCGGGTCGATGGAGGGTTGGGCGGTCTGCTGACCACCCTGCATGACTTGGTTAAGGTTGATGCCGTATGACGCAGCCAATTGCGTCAGGTACTGCATCTTCTGCGCCGGGGGGCTATTACGCAGCGTGTAGTCGGCCTGCGCGAGAGCCGCAACCGCCTGCTCTGGCTTCAAGCCCAGCCCCTGAATGGTCGGCAGGTACGGCTCCAAAGCCTGATTCATCGCATCGGCAAACTGCGCCTTGGAGAGCAACGGCTCTACGCCGCGCTTCATCTGCTCCTCGCGTTGCCAAGCATATTCTTGAATCTTGGGGTCAGCCTTTGCCCAATGCTCGTGGTATTCCTTCTTCCACGAAGCAGGCGGCTTGCGCCACAAGGGTTCCTCGGCGGCTTCTGCGGGTTGCTCTTGAACCTCCGCAAAGCGGCCCTGTTCATCCCGCCCCTGTGAAGGGGTTTCCTCGCTCTGCTCAAACTGCTGTTCGAGCAACTCCTTGCGGTCGAGCGTCTCTGCCTGTGGGGCCTGTTCCATTACCGTCTCCTGTGGGGGTCGTGGGTAAATCGGACTTCATCGCGCAACCGCGACAACAACTTGTTGGCATCCGAGTGGGTCATGCTCGACAACTGGTGACGCAACACATCCACTCGACTGTTCTTGGGTTCTTTCTTCGTGACAAACTTGGTCGGGTCTTCGTTACCAACCTCGACGCAACCGTGAGCCTTCAGGTGCAAACGATGCTGCGAACGGGAGGTAATCATGCGCCCGTCAATCATCGACTTATACGGCGCGATGTCTGGAATGATGTAGTGATAACCGCCCTTGGAGTCTTTTTTGCGCTCCACAAGTTTGTCATCAAGATATATGTAAGTACGCTTCATTTTAGTTTGCGGGGCCATTCCCAACACCGAGGTTAGTTTCAGAAACCGCTTCTATTTGAGCAATCTGAAGTCGAGTCCGTGCGTCAAGGTCAGCCTTGTACTTTTCAATCTGCGCTTCTATAGATTGACGCTGTTGCTCAATCTGCATCTGTGTCTGCGCCTTCATTTGCTCAATTTGCATCTGCATTTGCAGTTTGGCTTGCTCTAACTGTCCTTGCATTTGAACCTTTTGCGACTCCATCTGCATATCAGCCTGCGCTTTTGCTTGCTCTGCCTGCGCCTCCATCTGCGCCTGTTGCGCGGCAGGGTTCTCACGCGGCTGCGCTGCCATCTGCTTCAACTGCTCCGTTGCAGCGTCAATCGTACCCTCAAGCGAACGCGCCGCCTTGAACGCCTGCACGCCATACTTGAGCAAGTCCATCATCACCGGGACAAGTTCCGGCGAGGCTTGACCGACCGGCAACGCCTGCTGCAAGAAACCGCCGAAGGCTTGCATAAACTGGAGCCTATCCTGCTTTTCTTGCGCCTCGTCAATCTGCACGAGGCTGTCAGCGGCGATGTCGATGCGGAAGTTACGCAACGGCTTTTCGCGGATGAGTTGCAACGCCTGCGGGATAAGCGCCTTGTCAGCGTCCGACATCTGCTCTGCGGCAGAGTAGGCGAGGATGGTCTGCGGCTGGTACCGCATACACATCACCTGCGCCTTAAGCCTGATGACCTCGGTTGCAAAAAGCGCCACATCTTCCTGCATCGACCGCAACCGCAGGCCAGCGTACTGACCTTTGATTTGCTGCGCCGTCGCCGTCTCCGAGGCCATCGACTGACCACGGATGATGTCGCTGATACCCGTGATTTCGTATATCTGCGCCTTGATGTCAGACCGCGCCTGATAGCATTGGATGAGCGCCTGCGCGATGGTGTCGAGCGGCAGCAAGTCAACGCTGCCCTTTAAGCCGCCCTTCTCGCTAAACGCCGCCCATTTGTCCACCGGGATGAGGGCATTGTTGTCGCCCTCGGTCATCAGCCGATGCAACGCCGGTTGGCTAGCATCGTACACGCCGCGCACACGCAGCGCCTTGACCAGACCATCAATGCGGTCAGAGAGGATGTCCAACTCCATCGCTTGGTCTTGGTACAGCACGAAATCGGGGACAGGCACAAGGTTGTCCGAGGTCGTCGTGGCGTAAAGCGGTTTTGGACAGGGGAAGAACCCCTCGAAGTTAAGCGGGTCGTCACGCACATCAATGAAGTGCGACATACCCTTCGACAACCAGTAGACCTTCAGCGTCTCCTTGTCCCAGAGTTCGCAAATCTTGGCGAGGTTGTACTGACGCTTGCTGTCGCGGTAGGCGTTGAGCGTTTCCGGGCCTTGGTCGGTCGGTATCTGACGCGCCATTTCCTCGCCAAAACGCTCTACAAGCGCCTCACGGGTCATGTAGACCCAGCGCCATACCTGCCCCACCTCTTCCCAAGTGCGGCCCTGTGAGTGTCCAAAGTCCTTCCAATGAACATAATCGACCGGGGCGCGTTCGTACTCAATCTCTTCAAGCGGCGGCGGTGCGCCCTCGCCCTGTTCGATGGCAGAGGTGATGGATACGCCATCGTCCTCTACGCCAATGGGGGCAACATGAGGCT